CATCTATTTTTCCTGCACTAAGATTTTTAGCAACTTGATCAACTTGTTCAGGCTCAATTTTTGGCATTTCTTGTCTTGGAGGTGCACCTGCAGGAGGTCCTTCACGTTGAATCATTTTAAGACCTTTTTCAACATTTGCTTTATTCTTTTCATACCAAGCAACAGCTTTATCTTTATCAAAGAATTTAGGATCCATATTTATTCCTTTGTAAATACAATCTTCAACATCTTTCATTGTTGCCATAAAGATATTAACATCTCCACCTTTTGGCATTGTACCTCTTTCATTTCCCATTGCATCACCAGCAGCTCTAAGAACAGGAACCAAATCTCCAATACCTAAATCAGCTTTAGCTCCAATGATTTTCGCATTTGGATTTGTGAACATTGTTGCAGCCCAACGATGATGTCCATCAAGTATACGATTATCTTTTGAAATAACAGCCCCAAGATCTCCACCTTCAACTCCGGCAATTGCCAATCCAAGAGCTTTACCTAAATAAACTGCATCTTGAGAAGGTTTAAGAGCTTTTGCTGGAATAGCAGCATCTTTGGTTATTACAACATCATCGGCACCATCGCCGTCTTTCTTTCCCCTAATAAAAAATTGTTTATCTCCTTTAGTTGCAGGATTAGGGAATTTTTGAGGATCAATTTCCTGAGTAGGAAGATCTTCATTAACGAATTGTTTGAATTTTTTCATTTTTGTTTTTCCTATTTCTTTGCCTTTTTCTTTCTTTGGATCTGATGGGATTCCCTTTGTATCAGCTTTTGGTCCTGGTCCAGGTATACCAAACATCATTCCTGGTCCGAATGCTGAATCTTCATATGCTTTATCTCTTTTCGCCATGATATTCTTTGCCGAATCCTTCAGCAATTAAGTTTTTTTGTACAGATAATTCACCTAAAGTTTTAACAAAAATTTCAGCTAAACATCTTCCATATTTTTCAACCCCATGAGAAATTAGAGTAAACTCATTCTCATTTGAATCCATTATTTGTTTCAGTTTATCCTTAGCTGCTAAACCTCTAGCTTTTTCTTCTTTATTTTTTGTTCTGCTTTCAGGTGTATTTATTCCATCCAACCGAACCGTTATTGTGATCCAAGTATTAAAACCTAAATCAATCATAGCTTCAATTGTATCTCCATCTACAACTCTAATACATTTTCCTTTATATGTGTATAGTCCTATCATAGAGAAAGTAACATATCTATTAATTCTTGTTGAGGAAACATATCTACTTTTCCTCTAATTACGTTTGTATGTGAATACATTCCTGGAGTCTTTTCAGCTTTTGCTAAATCTAAAACATCGAATCCATCAGCACCCTTTTCCTTTACCCATTCAACCAAACCTACTCTTGGATCGATGTTATATTTATTTGCACAGTAAAGAATCCAATTTTTTAGAACTCTAATTTGTTCATCAGAATAACGATGCCAAAATTGATGTCCTCTAAAAGGTTTAGCTAATTTAACAATTTGGGATGGATCCGCAGGAGTTCCCACGTATGTTTTACCGTTAACAATTTGACCCATACAACAAACTTCAATTGCAACGGAATTTCTGTGCATTACTGAATTTCCTGTTCCGGTATGCCATCCATAACCACCTTCAGGGAAACATTGTACAAGTTCACCATCAAATTTAGAGTTACCGTTTTTAACGGATTGTCCACCTAAAATAAATTCAGTAGCAACATTTCCTCTTTTGTCCCTTGCCCACATATCTGCAACACTATAAGGATTTTCCCAACCTGCAGTATGATGTAAAAATATCCATTGCTTCTTAACAGGTCCAGCAAAATAAGTTCCTAGAGGCATAAAATGTTTTTTAATATCCAATGCAGATTGTACTTCATCATTTTCTGCACTATCCGTAGTAAGGATTCCCATATGTTCCCAAGTTTTTGGACCAACTACACCATCAACAACTAAACCATTTTTCTTTTGGTATGATTTGACTGCTGATTCTGTTTTAGAACCAAAATCTCCATCAACTGCAATTTTCAAAAATTCTTGAAGGGTTTTGACGGCTTCGCCTTTACTACCTTTTTTAAGTGTTTCCATATATCGTTTTATTTTGTAAAGTATAAATCAGCTTCTGCTGTTCTTCTTGTTACTAGACCTTTTAGAACTCGACCTCCACCTTTAGTCCATTTCATAAATTCTGCTCTGATGGATTCGTCGTTAGCATTTGCATTTACTTTTTTAAGTAATGTGGAACTTTTCAAATTTCCGGGTCCGACATTAAAACAAAAGCTAACTAAAGCATCGAATTGGTTTTGTGTAATTGTATCAACACAATAAGAATCAACATATTTTTCAAAATTGTTTAATGAATTTCTAAGTAATTCTGTAGCCCTTTCTTCAGTAATAGCGGGATCAGTCATTTTTACTTTTCGACCATCTTCATAGAAAGTATTTCCATATCCAATTGTTGGTACACCTGCTGGACAAATATAAGGCTTCAATCTAAGCCCCTCAAATCTCTTAATCACATTCAATCCAACATCTCCAATTTTCGTAATCTTCATAATTCAATTATTTTTTATATGCAAGTATCGATCTAATTTGATGGATAGGTGCAAAAATTCCAGTGTATTTGTAAAGTTTTCCTTTGAATACGAATGTAATTCCCTCAGTAGGAACAATCGATTCTAAACCACCGGCAGCCGTTACTCTAGCTAATTGTCTTTCTAACTTTTCAACATCGGTTGAATCGCCATTTGTTCTAATAGTTGCAATGGTTTTATCAATTTCTGCTTTCATTTCTTCGGCAGCTGCTGTTGGATCGGCAGAAAGGAAGGAAGACATATTTTTCATAAATTCGGTTCCAACTTCCAAGAATAGGGATTCGAGTGGACCATAAACTCTTGCTTTAAGGTCTTTTGCCGATTTCTTTTCTAATTTAATATACCAATCTGCATTATCACCTAAAGTCTTTTTTATCATTCCTACTGAAAATGATTTATCAATATCTGCTATACGTTTTGCAAGACCATCAATAGCATCTTCAGGTATTGTTATTCCTTCTGAATCAGCTTCTTCTTTAAGAACAACTTTTCCCATCCCTAAAGCATAATCAAATACAGTAGATGCCGGACCTAATTCACATTGTTCTAGAATTTCTTCATATTTCTTTTTGTAATACTTAGCCCTACCAGCAGAATTGGGTAGAGGGCGTATTTCCATATCTTGGGGTCCTCTAACAAAGAAGGTTTTTTGAGCAGCTACATTAGCATCCTTAATCATTCTTCCTATATTTCTACCTGCTTGCTTATCTTCATCAATAACATTTCCTGCTTCATCATATTCGAGAATCCCATGAAAAACTAACATATTCAATCCATAAGGAACTGTATTTTGTGTTACAGGAGTAATGATTTCTATTGAAGCGAATTTCTTACCTTCAGCAAAAAATGCTTGTTTTTCCTCATCAGGTAAAGAACCAATAGAAGCATTTAGATCTTGCATTGCTGCATTGTAAACAGTTTCGATATCTCCTCTACCTGCAAAAAGTTCTGCAACCCCATCAATGGTCATTGCATTTTCACCGGCATTAGCTAAATGTTTTTTATTTCTTGCGGCTATAAGTTGACCATTTTTCCAAGAGATAGAAAGCTGTTGTCCGTCTGTTTTTTCTTGAACAAAATTTTCTGGACCAAAAGTACCGTTAATAGTAGCTTCAATCATTTGTAGAAGATCAGCCATTGTAAGATTCATATCTTCAAATGGATGAGACAAGTGACCATAAGCTCCACCTTCATTCATTGTAAAGTTCTGATCATATAAACCATTTTCTTGATCTAATCTCATCATTTCAATTAAGGCATTTTCTCTTTCTAGCATCAAAGAAAAGTCCTTAAATTTTAGCAATTTCTTCATTAATGGATGTCTTTTTTCTATATATCACAAAAGGGAATCATTCAGATTCCCCTTTAATTTCAGCAGTTTTTTCAATTTTTAGCTTAAGTTCGTTTCCGTTTACTGAATCTTTTACGAAAATGTATAATGTGTCATCTTCATCTTTTGAGAAAACTTCCCATTTTTCCGAATCGTTAACGAGCTCGGATTGATTATACCAAGCTTTTATTGATATTTGTCGATTGCGCTTTAATTCCATCTAAAAACCATTTTTTGTTTTCCATTAATCTAGCAATATGTTCTTTTGGAACTATTCCTTTGTTTATTTGATCCATTAATTTTCTGAATACTTGAGAGGATTCCGATTTTCTTCCTGAATACCAACATGAAATAGAATGCAAATCATATACTTTCCAAAGATAAATTGACTCATCTATAAAAAGGGTTGAATCGGGAAAAGGAGATTTACCGGCATTTTGCATTGCCCTTAAGCCGAAAATATAAGCAGTTTCATAATCTTTTTTTGCTTGGTAATAAGATATAATTGGCATTAAATGTTCAATACGATGTCTGTTATATTTACCACAATCTAAAAAATCCTTAAGAACTTCTTCTTCTGGATGTCCATTTTGTCCTTTAAGATTAGCAACCATTAAAGCAGAAAAATAACATTCTTCCCAATAACCCTTTGTTACTACATTTTTTCTTTTCGTGTACCATTCAATTGCTTTTTCTCTTCCTTCTTTTGTTCCGGAATCTCTCCATGATTGAGCTAAATAGAATAACCATCTCGGATCTTCTTTCGGATCATTTGCAACATATTCTTCTAGAATTTTAGCATGTCCTTCATATTTTTGTTGTTGTGTTTCAGCGGTCCAGGAATTTCCGTCTGGTGTTACCAATACATCTAAACCTTCAGCTACACCGATTGTATTTTGTCCATCTGAAATTAAAACTTCATGTACAGGACCATACCAATACCAAGGAAAATCAGCTTTGAAAAATTGCATTCGGAAGTAATTTTGACCACCGTAATGTATTTTAACATTTGCTCCATCGACTTTACTTAGATTTGATTTGAATCTATCAACATTGAAGTTTTTATTAATAATCAATTGTTCATCAGCATCTATCCAAAATCCAAAATCAGCTTTTCCTTTTACAGCTTCTCTAGCTTTATTTCTTGCATCTTCAAAATTTTTCCAAGGATGATCTATTACTTCTCCAGGAATACCTTTTTCTTCAAAAAACTTTCTGATTGTGTCTTGAGTTCC